TACAGCATTCGGTCAAATGGCATTCAGTATCGAAAAGACAACTGTTACTGCTAAAACACGTGCTTTAAAGGCAGAATATTCAGTTGAACTTGCACAAGACTTGAAAGCAGTTCATGGTCTTGATGCTGAAGGCGAACTAAGCAACATTCTCTCTTCAGAGATTCTTGGTGAAATCAACCGTGAAGTTGTTCGTACTGTATACACCGCTGCTAGAACCGGTGCACAAGCAGGTACAGCAGCTGCTGGTACTTTTGACCTTGACGTTGATTCTAACGGTCGTTGGTCTGTTGAGAAGTTCAAGGGCTTAATGTTCCAAATCGAACGTGAAGCTAACGCTATTGCACAAACAACACGTCGTGGCCGTGGTAACTTCATCATCTGTTCTTCAGATGTTGCAAGCGCATTGGCAATGGCAGGTGTTCTAGACTACGCTCCAGCACTAAGCACTGGTCTAAATGTTGACGAATCAAGCACCACATTCGCTGGTGTTCTAAACGGTAAGTACAAAGTGTATGTTGATCCATACTCTGCAAATGCTAACGCTTCTAACGCAACACAATTCTTCGTTGTTGGTTACAAGGGAACTTCAGCGTTTGATGCAGGTCTATTCTATTGCCCATACGTTCCACTAGAGAAAGTACGTGCTATTGACCCAGCAACTTTCCAACCAAAGATTGGCTTCAAGACTCGTTACGGAATGGTTGCAAACCCATTCACTAGTTTGTCTTCTGGCCAGAACATCTACTATCGTAAGGTAGCAGTTACCAACATCATGTAATTGATGTGGTTCAACCTCCGGGTTGTTTATGGGAGGCTTCGGCCTCCCTTTTTATTTTATAAATAGTAATATGACAAACAGAATTCTTTCCTGCCCATTCCCAGAAAATCTTAGTCCATTATCACCTAATGGCTATAGGTTCTCTATTCAAAAAATTCCTGAGTTAAGTTACTTTTGTCAAGAGGTTAATTTGCCAGATTTAAGTCTAGGCGATATACTACAGGCTAACCCTCTTACAAACATTGCTCTTCCAGGAGATCAAGTTACGTATAGCCCATTAGAAGTATCATTTTTAGTAGACAATAAGATGTCTAACTATAAAGCATTATATAATTGGGTCGTTGGTCTTGGATTCCCTCAGGATCATAATCAGTTTCAAGATCTATTGAACTCTTCTCTTCAGTCTGATATATCGGATGCTGGTAAAGTTCATTCAGATGGAACTCTAATTATATTAGATAATATGTCTAATCCTATACAGACTATTCAATTTATTGACTTGGTTCCAGTTTCACTTGGAAGTCTAACGTTTACTTCCACTTCTCAAGACGTTCAGTATTTAGTTGGACGTGCTTCATTCAGATACACCTACTACGAATTCATTTAATTGTACAATCTTATTTGTCTATGATATAATAGACAAATTTGGAGATATATTATGACACTTGAAGAATTACACGATCTATGGGATCAAGACTGTGTTATCAATGGCGATCATCTAGATCGCGAATCAGTTAAGACTCCTAACATTCACGCAAAATATCTACGCTTTCTTATTCAACATAAGATGAAGCTTGCCGCGCTTCAAACGGATTATAAGATTCTTCGTCAACGTAAGTTTAGATGGTATCGTGGTGAGATGGGACAGACTGAACTTAGTGAAATTGGTTGGTCTCAATGGCAAGGCAATAAACCTTTAAAGAATGAGATGGATGAGTTCTTAGAAGGTGATAACGATCTAAACAAGATAGTCATTAAGTGCGAATATATAAAAGGTATAATCGAAGCGTTAGAATCTATCCTTGGACAAATCAAAGCTAGAGATTGGCAAATTCGTAATGCAATTCAGTGGAAGCAATTTATAGCAGGATCGTAATGATAACTATTGAGAAGATTAACGAAGTTTATATAAGGATCTATACTGATCCTTCTATCGCACAAGAACTATCAGAGTTCTTTACATTTGAAGTTCCAGGCGCCAGATTTACTCCAGCATTTAAAGCTAGAATCTGGGACGGTAAGATTCGCATGTTCGATCTTCATAGAAAGACACTCTATCTTGGATTACTAAAATACGTTCAGGATTTTGCCGAACGTAATGGATATAATATTACGTATCAGAACGAGATTTTATCTAACACAGATATAACCCGTGAAGATATCGCCGAATATGCCACATGGTTGAACCTACATGGAAGAGGTAAGCCAATTGAGATTAGAGACTATCAGATAGATGCTATTCATAAAGCACTAACATCTGAAAGAACGGTGCTTCTATCTCCTACCGCATCTGGCAAATCGCTTATCATTTATACTACTATGAGACACCACCTCGAAGAAGGTAGAAAGTGTATACTCGTAGTACCAACTACATCTCTAGTTGAACAGATGTACGCAGATTTTCAAGATTATTCTAGCGCTAATGGTTGGCGAGTAGATCGTCACTGTCAAAAACTGTACAGTGGTTTCACTCGTGATTTTACTAGTGATGTATTAATCACCACATGGCAATCGATTTATAAACAGCCTGCGTCGTGGTTTAATCAATTTGATGTTATCTTTGGTGATGAAGCACACAATTTCAAAGCTAAGTCACTCACTACAGTCATGGAGAAGATGACTAATGTTAGGTATCGTATAGGTACTACAGGTACGCTCGATAATAAAAAGGTTCATAAACTTGTGTTAGAAGGAATCTTTGGACCTATTCATCGAGTAACTACGACAAAAGAATTGATGGATAGTAATCAAGTTGCTAACCTACATATAACATGTCTTGTATTGAAGTATGACGATGTAACTCGTAAGATTGTTAATAAGTCTACCTATCAAGAAGAAATGGATTATATTGTTAAACACGAGAAGCGAAATAGATTCATTCGCAATCTTGCAGTTAACTCAGAAGGTAACACTCTAGTTCTATTTCAATATGTAGAAAAACATGGCAGAGTATTGTTTGATATGATAAAGGATAAAGTGCATGACAAAAGAAAAGTGTTCTTTATATTTGGTGGTACAGACACAGAAGCTCGTGAAGAAGCTCGCAAACTAATGGAACATGAGAATGATGCTATAGCTATTGCTTCTTTTGGTGTCTTTTCGACGGGAATAAATATACCATCTATCGAAAATGTTATTTTTGCGTCTCCAAGTAAATCGAAGATTAGAAATCTTCAATCAATAGGTAGAGGATTACGTCTTAAAGAAGGTAAGACTCATTGCAATCTATATGATATATCGGATGATCTGCAGTGGAAGTCTTGGAAGAATCATACTCTTGGACACTTTGCAGAAAGACTTAAGACATACTCAGAAGAAAAATTTAGCTACAAGATTGTGGAGGTAGATCTTGAATGACTATGTAGTACTCAAGTTAATCTCTGGCGAACAATTATTTGCTAGACTACTCAATGAGACTGAGGACGGTGTCGTCATTCTCAATCCTATTCATATAAAAATGATTCCTATCATGCACAATGGTGATCTTGTTGAAAAAGCTGTGCTGAGTTCTTTTGGCCAATTTACTGAAGACAAACAATTTGTTTTAGATAGAAAGAATGTGATATTCTGCAAAGATCTTCATCATAAGATGATTCCATTCTATAGAAGATCGGTGAAACAGTTAGTGCAGATTGAAGAAGAAACGGAAATGATTGAAATTGATCATGAACCGGAAGAGAATGTAGAGAAGATTAATTACCACTAATAATTTGTATCCTGAAGATACATTATACTGTACTTGTCGAAAGCAGTACAATCTAAAATTTCAATACATAAAAATTTTACAATGATATCGTAGTGGTGTATAATCGAACAAAACAATTATGGAGATGCGATGGCCACTCATTATGTCAACAATGCCGAGATGCTCGAGGCTATTAAGATATACAAGACACAGTTAAAAGATGCTCGAGACAACGGTACTGACGAACCGAGGATACCAGAGTACTTAGGTAAGTGTATATTGATGATAGCCAATAGACTATCTCATAAGTCAAACTTTATCAATTATTCATATAGAGACGACATGGTTCTCGATGGAATTGAAAACTGTATTCAATGCATGAACAGTTTTGATCCAGAAAAATCTTCAAATCCATTCTCCTATTTTACTCAAGTCATCTACTTTGCATTCCTTCGCAGAATCGCTAAAGAGAAAAAACAATCCTATATCAAAGGCAAGCTTATTCAAGACATGGCTTTTGAAAGCTTTGAGTTGCAAGATCACGATGATGATGGTGATTTTAAGAATGCCTATGCAGCATTCATGCAACAACACTCTACATTCGATGATTCATTTATAAAGAACAAAGAAAAGAAAAAGAAAGCTAAAGAAGAGCAATCACTCGAAAGTTTCTTAGAAGAGGATCCTAAGGATGAATGATCGTGATTGGCTCGACAAAGTTGCATTAGCAGCTTCTGTTTATTGTGAATTACCAGATGTAAATGAAGATGAGATCGATAAGTTTATCGAATACCTTTTTAAGGTATATGGTTATACAGAATTGCTGAAAATGAAGGGGCGTAAATGAAAATTGGTTTCACTTGTTCTTGTTTTGATTTGTTCCACGCTGGTCATGTTATGATGCTTAAAGAGGCAAAGACACAGTGTGATTATCTTATTGTTGGTTTACAGACTGATCCTACAATCGATCGTCCTCATAAGAATAAACCAATTCAATCTATCCTCGAACGCTACATTCAACTTGAAGCATGCAAGTATGTCGATCAGATTGTTCCTTACGCAACTGAGAAAGATTTGCTAGATCTATTAACCTCATATCCCATTGATGTTCGTATCATTGGTGAAGAATATAAGAACCAACAATTCACTGGATATAATCTTCCTATCTCTGTATACTTCAATTCACGTCAACACAGCTTTAGTTCTACAGAACTACGTAGTCGTATTCTAAATGTAGAACACGGAAAAGCTAAGATGGTACAAACTCCAATTAAAATAGCATGAGAGTAGCAATTATTACTGATCAACATTTTGGTGCTCGCAATGATAGTACTCAGTGTTTAGATTATTATGAGCTGTTCTATAAGAACATCTTCTTTCCAAAGCTAAAAGAAGAAGGTATTACCACCATCTTAATACTCGGTGATACCTTTGATCGTCGTAAATATATTAACTTCAATAGTCTGGCTCGTGCAAAGAAGATGTTCTTTGATGTAGCATACGATAATGATATGATGATTACAATGATTGCAGGTAATCATGATACATACTATAAGAACACTAACGACGTCAATAGTCCTGAGTTAACACTAGCCGAGTATATCAATATCAATATTGTGACTAGGCCAGAGACTGTAAGTATTCACGGAGTTCCAGTGTGTTTTCTGCCTTGGATATGCGCAGACAACTATCAAGACTCTATGAATGAGATAAAGAACACTAAGGCTGACCTATGTATGGGTCACCTTGAGATCGCCGGCTTTGCAATGTATAGAGGAGTAGAATCACATGATGGATTATCTAAAGACGCTTTCAGCAAATTTGACATGGTATTTTCAGGACATTACCATCATCGCTCTGACGACGGTCATATTTATTATCTCGGGAATCCTTATGAACTAACATGGCAGGATTATAAAGATCCTCGTGGTTTTCACATCTTTGATCTTTCTACACGTCAGCTTGAGTTTATTCAGAATCCTTATAGTTTATTTGAACGCTATGAATACGATGATACTATACAAGATCCTGACGAGTTTGATGTAAGTTGTTTTACTGATAAGTATGTTAAGATCATAGTTGTTAATAAAACTAATCTTTATAAATTTGATAAATTTATCAATAGAGTTTACCAACACAATCCTCTTGAGGTTAAGATCGTAGAAGACTTTTCTGAGTTTACAGAAGGACAAGTCGATGATACAATTAACCTAGAAGATACGTCAAGTGTTTTATCGAATTATATTGATTCACTAGAGACAGACGTAGATAAAGAACGCATCAAGAGTTTTATGAAGACTCTTTACACAGAGGCGGTAAACATAGAGGTAGTATAATGCAACAACTTGAGATTCAGTATTTCTTTCCTCTCACTGAACAGATCCCACTAGATCTAGATTACACTCATTGTGATAAACCAAAGTTGTATACTTCTACAATTATATCTAATGGCGGTATAGGTACTTCATGGGTCCCCGCTCAAACAATAGCTTTTATGCCTACCAATGATTCAGCAGGATATTGGGAAGTTGGCCAAGGTTTGCAGATGCACAATAAGAAGAAACCAAATTGGTTGCATCAACAGATGAGCAAGATTTTCTTCGGTTGGAAGTGGAAAGATAAATGATTATATTCAAAACACTATCATGGAAAAACTTTTTATCTACTGGCAATGTAGTCAATACACTCATTCTAGATAAATCGCAAAGCACATTAGTAGTAGGTCGTAATGGTGAAGGCAAGTCAACTATGCTCGATGCTCTTACCTTCGCTTTGTTTGGCAAGCCATTTCGTAACATCAACAAACCTCAACTAATTAACTCCATCAATCAAAAGAATTGTGTAGTCACTATAGAATTTTCTATTGGTGGTACAGAGTATAAAGTCATACGTGGTATAAAGCCAAACATCTTTGAGATATGGTGTAATGGCAATATGATTAATCAAGATGCTGCAGCAAAAGATTATCAGAAGGCGCTAGAGCAACAGATACTTCGTCTTAACTACAAGACATTTACTCAAGTCGTTATTCTCGGTTCAGCATCATTCGTACCTTTCATGCAACTACCAGCATGGCAACGTCGTGAAGTTATTGAGGACATCCTTGATATTGGCGTATTCTCTACTATGAATCAAATTCTAAAGGAAAGAATAAATGAAAATAAGGACGAGCTTAAGGCGATTGACTCCAAGATCGAGGGGGCCAAAAGTAGTGCTGAGGCGCAGAAGAAACTCATTGGGACATTGGTTAATTCTAAAAGGGATCAGGTGGCACAGATCCGTAAACAGATTAGTGATAATGAAGCAGAGATTACGTCAAATGAAGCGCGTTGGGAGATTCTTAGTAACCAAATGAATGAGCTGATGGCATCTTGCGATAATGCAAAAGAACTCGAGAAACTCGTATCTGCATCTATAAAAGCCAAGAACTTATTTACTCATACTAGAGAACAGAACGAAAAGACACTAACATTCTTTTCTAGCAATGAAACATGTCCATCATGTTCTCAGGGAATACCGCACGATCATAAGACGTCTATAGTTAATACGCTCACTCAAGATCAAGCCGAAATTGATAATAGTCTAAGAGTTATTGAAGAAGCACATGTCAAACTAATAGAACGTCAAGAAAAGCTTGATCAAGTTAATAAAGAACTACTAGCACTCAACGTTCAATGTAACGCTATCAACAGTTCTAATTTAACTCTCATAAAACAGAACAAAAAATTAGAACAAGACATTTTACTTGCAAACAAAGATACTACAAACATTGATGTTGAACGAACCAAACTTAAAGAGATGGCTGATGAAGCACTTCTATTAATTAATAGAAGAAGTGAACTATATGAAGAAAAGCAAATTCATGATGTGTCTGCTTTATTGCTAAAAGATACGGGTATTAAGACTGCTATTATCAAAGAGTATCTTCCTGTAATGAACAAACTAATCAATGGCTACCTAACTGCTATGGATTTTTATGTTCACTTCGAACTAGATGAAGCATTTAACGAGAAGATTAAGTCTAGGTTTAGAGATGAATTTACTTATGCTTCATTCTCTGAAGGCGAAAAGATGAGAATTGATTTGGCTATCCTCTTTACATGGCGTCAAATCGCAAAGATGAAGAATAGCGTTAACACCAATCTTCTAATTCTTGACGAGATCTTTGACTCAAGTTTAGATAACACTGGTACAGACTACTTCCTCTCAGTAATGAATGCGCTTGGAGACAAGTCAAACATCTTTGTGATATCACATAAAGGCGATCAACTTTTTGACAAATTTCACTCT